AAGATGGGGGTAGAGTGTATTAAATAATAGAAAAAATAATTAGAGAACATTGTGGAAACAAAAATTTGTAGTAAGTGTAAGGAAGAAAAAGAAATCTGTGAATTTAATAAGGACAAAACAAGAAAAGACGGATTTGAGAATAAGTGTAAAGAATGTAAAAAAAAATATTATGAAGACAATAAAGATAAAATCTCAATTGTTAGTAAATTATATAGAAAAAATAATTTTGAATCTATTAAACAAAGACATAAAGAATATCATCAAAATAACCCAAATTATTATAAAGAATGGGGTAAAAAAAATCCTGATAAAATAAAAGATAAAATTTCAAAATGGTTAAAAAAAAATCCAACATATTTTACGGATAAATATAAAAATGATTTATTTTATAAATTAAAATCAAATATGAGGAGTCGATTAAACACTTTTATTAGATTAAATAATCTTCCAAAAAAATACGAAACATTTGATATGATTGGGTGTTCTCCAAAATTTTTAAAAGAGTATTTAGAACAAAAATTTACAGAAGGAATGTCTTGGGAATTAATGGGACAACATATTCATATAGACCACATTATTCCATTATCATCGGCAAACACCGAAGAAGAAGTTTATAAACTTTGTCATTACACAAATCTTCAACCATTATGGGCTGAGGATAACTTAAAAAAAGGAAGTAAAATACTATAAACAGAAAAGGTGTCTAACGACACCTTTTTTTTATTCTAACTTTAAACCATCGGAACTAATTATATACCAGTTTCCATCCACTCTAAAGAACTCAACACAGGCACCTTTATCAATTAATATCTCATCATATTTTTCATCAATTTGACCCATCATAGGTAAAATTAATACTTTTGTTAAAGTTTTAATTACAACGTGTTCTGTCGTGTTTTGGTCTAATAATACTCTACAATTATCAACATCTTTAACTAAAATAAATTCTTCACCATTAGTTCTATGTTCCGGAATTTCCACAACTTTGATTGCGGGTTTATTAGGTAAATCGGACATTGACCCAAATAATTTGTTCCCTATTTTTGTTCTCGTTATAAATGTCATATAAATTAAATTACGTATATTTGTCTTGGCATTGCTCTGAACTTTAATTGTTTGTTAAGATTCTCAGCAATCAACGCCTCTCGTTCCATAACTTTTTCAGGTTTTAACCTTGTTAATCTACCTTCAGCACCAATTAATTCCTCAATTAATTTTGATTTTTCATCTTTAGCTTCTGTCGCCAACGATTGATAATCCATAACTAATTCACTATCGGGAGTTTTAATGTTTCCACTAAATTTACCACGAACTCTTGCTAATGTTTCTTTTACATACGCAACAAACCAACGACGAATCCAAACTTGAGCTGGATTATTTAAATCAACCCAATCAATTTCATCAAGTGGAACATCCGATGGTAATTTAATAATATCAGGGTTATTTTTTAAACAGTTATCTCTATCTGCCGGACCAACATCGTAATACCAGTACCAAACTTTAGCCCTCTTTAAAGTTGCTTGACCAAAGTCAAATTTACCCCCCGGTACTTGCATTAAATGTAACGCCTTTTTACCTTCAGGTAAAGCGGTAATTCTATAAGTTAAGTCTCCCGCAATGATTCTTCTTTGAATATTATTTTCTTGTAACCTCAATAACATATCAAAGGCGGGCATTAAAAACATAGACCCTGACATACCCATTTGAGAGAAACCACCGGGTCCCCCCATTCCTGCGGCGCCTAATGAACCAAAAGACCAAGGGTCTAATAAGATACTATTAAGTTCTGCGGGTGTATACCACATAACTTCATTAATTTCTCTATTTGCGGGAATTTCATAAATTTGTTGGTGAGGAACTAGGTCGATATAATCTTTTTTAAGTTCCCACTCACCACCGGCTTGTAGTCCAACAATTTTAGAATAAGCGTAAGTATAACGAGTTTCATAGTCCAAACTTTTGGTTATGAATGCTCGGGATAATGATTGTGTGTCTAAATTAAGGTTATACAATGAAGTCCATTGTGATTCTATTAACCAATCTTGGACATATTGTGAATAGTCACCAATAGATAATTCTAATAAACTATCCATCATCTCATCCTCAATTTCAATTGAACGAAGAGGAGCACCTAAAAGGTGTCTAATTCTAGTATAAAGTTGGGTTCTTTCCGGTTCTGCGATAATTGCCATATAGATTTGTGTTTCTATATAAATATCAGCTAAGAGTATAAATTAAATTATCTTTGTTAAAAACAAAATTACCATCAACAATTTTTGAGTTTTTATTATCAAACACTAATATTTCTTTATTATTCTTTGAAAATATTATCCAATCGGTTTTATATTTTTTAACATTTCCGGCACCCATAACGTGAGTTAAATTATCCTCGGTTAATAAATGGGTGAATGGTTTAATTTGGGCATTTATTTGATTCCCGTTGATTTCAATTATGGCATCTATTCCACCAACCATATCTTCGGTGCTACCTAATTTACCGATTGGTTTTACATTTTTTTCTCCAAATTGTTTTTTAAGTAAAACAATTGTGTTATCTTCACGTTTTTGTCCCCAAGCGTGAGTTTGACCTAATACAAACATTATTGTTTGAAATGTTGATGAGTTGGTGTCAAAGATTCTATTTTTATAAAGGTCAATAAACTGATTTAATCTATGAACTTGTAGTATTTGGTTTTGAGATGATTGATAATTAAAAACAATTATTGGTTGTTGCATAGCCGAGAGAACTTTATTAATGTCTCTTAATAACACACTAAACGCACTATAATTTGTGTTGAGTTTGTTGATTACTGAACGACCGGACATTTCAAAGTCATAGATACCATATGATTCACCGGGGGAGTACTCATCTTTATTTTTGTAGTATTCGTGGAATACCTCTTTAAGAACTTTATTAATATTGTTTTTGAAGAGATTTTTAACCGTTGGGTTATTGTTGAATAACAATCTACATTCTTCAACTTCTCTTGGGGTACATTTTAAAACCTTTTCAGTTGGTATTTCAAGTGTCATAATTTTTAATTTAAGGGACAAAAATACAAAAATATATTAAACCGCCAAATTTTTTTAGATATTATTAATTTTGTTCATAATATTTGCAATAAAATCACCCTTTTCATCTAAGTTATCACCCATCACGGTTCCGATGTTTTGTTTCTTTTCATTTACCATATCATAAATAATACCTTCAATAGTGTTATCAAATATAGGGTAATAAACTGATACCGAATTTTTTTGTCCGTATCTGTATGCTCGGTCTTCTGCTTGTGCTAAGTCACCCGGAACAAATGATAGGTCATTAATGATTACTGCTTCAGCTGCGGTCAGAGTAATTCCAACACCTGCCGCTTTAACATTCCCAACAAATACTTTAATTTTTTCGTTATCTTGGAATTGGTCAACGGCATATTGTCGTTGAGGTTTTGATGTTGAACCATCTAATCTCACCACCTGTTTTCCAAAATGGTCGGCAATTCTGTTTAATGTTTCTGTAAAGTTGGTGAAGATAATAACTTTTTTATCTTGTTCCAAAATATTTTCAGCTAATTCTATGGTGTCTTTGATTTTTTCTTCGGCAATTACTTGACGAACTTTCATTAACTTACTGAATTGGACCGTTAGAGATGTTGATTCATCAGGGTTCTTATTATACCAATCATAATATTCTCCCATTAATCCTTCATAAAGTTTTGATTTTAATCTCAGATAAACCGGTGTGATAATTTTCTCGGGTAAATCTAACACTTCCGTTTTTAATCTACGTAGAACTTGTCTTGATGTTCGGTCTCTCAACTCTTCCAAGTTTGATGCCCCGGTCACGTTCCATATTTTACGGGTTCCTGCCGTGAATTGATAACCCTGACAATATCTAATCGCATAAGCCATCCAATTTTGGGCGACCGGACTTTCAATAATTGATAATAGGTTAAAATAGTTCATCGGTCGGTTAGTCATCGGTGTACCGGTTAATAACCAAACTCTTTCACATTTTTTTGTGAAACTATTAACCAATTTTGTTCTTGCTGCCGTACCATTACTAACATAGTGTGCCTCATCCAAGATAATTAAATCAAATTCTCCTTTGGTAATTAAAGAATTATCTTTATCTTTGAGGTCGTAAAAGTTTTTAAGAATACCGTAATTAACAATAACAAAATCGTGTTCTATTGAGAAATTCTTACCTTCAGAAATATAAACACTTCTATCAGAATAGTTTTCAATCTCACGTTGCCAGTTAATTTTTAAGGATGCCGGACAAATTATAAGAATTTTTTTGGCACCCGTTTCCAACGCAGCAATAATTGTTGCGGTGGTTTTACCTAATCCCATATCGTCAGCAAGAATAAATCTTTTGGAACCAGCCAATTTCTCAATAGCTTCTTTTTGATGACTTAATGGTGGTCGGTGTGAATACTTATCGTAATCAATTTTCACATCCTTTACGGTATGTGTTTTAATTAAAGCACCTTTTGGTAGCCAAAATTCGTGGATGGTTTCTCCCTCTAAAATTTTACCCCAAACGTGATAGGATTTTTCTTTCTCAACTAATAGCTTTTCAACCCATACCTGTTCAGGAATTTTTAGTAGTAATTTTTCATCGGCAATCTTTTTAGCAAAGTACGGGTCTAAATCCACCCATCGTTTGGCTACCTTTGGTGTGACTTCATAATAATTTGTAATATATTCGCATTGAGACCTTGTTGGAAAAAATCTTTTGTTGGTCTCTTTTTGATGTTTTAATTTAAGGATATAGTTGTTTGCCCCTTGATAAGTTTCAAGGAGATTTAATGCTCGTTGTTCTATGGTTAAATTAGAATTTTCAGATGTATTGTTTTCCAATTTTAATCTTTTAATAGAAATATAACATATTTTATAATATTTATCAATATGAATTACAAACCAATAAATTTAGAGAGGGATACAAAGTTAGTTAGGAAGTATTTAAATATTTCAAAACCATCGGGTGTTTCAGATATTGAATTTGAATTAAGACCCACCGGAGATGATAATGAATATTATTTGAAAATAACCTATATCGTTCCTGAGGATAGTAAATATTTAAAAGATTATAACCCAAATAGTACTTACGTAAATTATAGATATGAATGGAATAGTCATATTCAAAAGGATATTTATAATTTTTTTGGGTTAAAAGTTATTATAAGTAATTCAGGAACTAGAAGTGAAAAATTTAATTATGAATAATAAAGTACCAATTACAAGAATAGGTAAGTTCTTCGGAGCGGAGGATTTCAAGTTAGAACAAGATTTTGGAAGTGAGTGGTTACACGGGGATATGAACTTCACATTAGTTCTATATCGAGTTGATAGAAACAAAACCAAAACAGATGATGTTTATGGTGAGACAGTATCTGATGGTATTAAGTTTTTACCACCGGTTGAATTCAAAGGTTACGTTCAAATTATGGCTCCTGATAACAAATATTTGGGAACATCTAAAATTGACCAAATGGAACCGGGTAATATGAAGGTTTCTGTTTATCAAAGAGATTTGGATGAATTGGAAGTAGATATTAGTTATGGTGATTATATTGGTTACTACGAAACTGAAGATAAAGTAAGGTATTACACGGTTAATAATGACGGAAGGGTAACTTCGGATAACAAACACACTTATGGTGGTTTCAAACCTTTTTATAGAACGATTATGGCGTCACCGGTTACAAATAACGAATTTAGAGGATTATAATGAAAATTTTAATTAAAGAAAATCAATATAGAAAACTATTAGATATTATTGCAAATGATGAAGAAAAAAATCATATAGGTGATAGGGTTATGGTTTATTATAATCTACATAAACACACCTTTTCGGTAAGGTCTAATAATAGAGTAGTTCTCCACGCTGATTATGTTAAACTAGTTGATGTTGAATTTAAAGTTAGACAGGGTGGTAGAGAAAAAGTTATAAAAGACAAACAAAAAAACGTACATTCATTTGTAATCGGAACTTTGGTTGATTATTGTAGTTACCCTTGTGAGGATATGCCGAAAGAACCTAATGATAATATTGTAACCTATAACCCATATAAGTATAATTCATTTGTTATGAAAGATACCGAAGAACCAATATACCAAGCAGGTGTGGTAAAAATGATAAATTCTAAGAACAAAATATTTATAACAAAACAATAAAATGGGTTTACCAAGTAAAATAAAGAAAAATATACCACTAACAGAATCAAAAACTCTTTTACCAAGAAGACGTGAGTTGTTAGAGAAAATTAATAAAGACGGAACATATCTTCCAAAATCTTTATTACACGCCGACTTGGACCGAGGTTTTTTAGATTTTGTTAAAGATGAGTTAAAAGTGGTTGTTGAAGGTAAGACAATTCCAACCGTTGATATTATAGTTACAACTCAAAATTGGACTCAATTTACCGAAACTTGGGATTTTCAAAATATTGATAAAAACTCTGAACCCCCATTTATAACCACAATTAGACAACCCGAAGTTAAATTTGGGACAAACCCTTCGTTATTATACAACATACCAAATAGAAGACAATATTTTTATGCTCAGGTTCCAACTTGGGATGGACAACGAAATGGTATGGATGTTTATACAATACCTCAACCGGTACCGGTGGATATTACTTATTCGGTTAAAATTATTTGTAATAGAATGAGAGAGTTAAATAAACTCAACCAAGTCATTCTTGAAAAATTTGCATCAAGACAAGCCTATGCCGTTATCAAAGGTCATTATATACCTATTGTTATGGGTAATATTACCGATGAATCAGTTATGGAGGTTGAGAAAAGAAAATATTACATTCAAAGTTATGAATTCACTATGTTAGGATTTTTAATTGATGAGGATGAGTTTGAGGTATCACCAGCAATTACAAGACTATTACAAGTTGTTGAATTTGATTTGACAACAACTAAACGTGGTAAAAAAAATTCCGTTGAAGAGGGTGTTGGGAGTCAAGCATTATTTATTGTTGGCACCACAACTTTATCTCAATTATTTAGTTATGTTGTTGATATTAAAATTGGAGACACAATAAATATTGATTCATTTGATGTTTATATAAATGACGATTATTACGGTAGTGATTTAGACTTAATACAAATTAATTCCGGTGATGTATTAAGGTTAAATATTGTTAAAAAAGATGACTCATTAGAGTCAAGTATCCAATTCATAGATAAGATACTTTAATCTTCTCCATAGATATCTTTAGTTGGTTTACACTTCTCAACAATAAGTCTTTCCAAGAACCGATACATTTTAATACCCCTCTTTTCACAGTAGGTTTTAAGAATCTCGTGTGTCTCCACCGATATCTTCAAATTTTTAATCTTTTTGATGTCTTTATCCATAAGTAGAAAAAAGGTAGAAAATAATCTCCCTAAAATATAAATAGTTGCTACGAAGTAAAGTATTTTGGTTTTTTTTTAATATTTATATATAAATAAAATTATAAACAAAACAAACTAATGGCAACAAACAGCAAAGTATTCGTATCTCCTGGGGTATATACTTCCGAAGTTGATTTAAGTTTCGTAGCACAGAGTGTGGGTGTAACCACATTAGGTATTGTTGGTGAGACTCTTAGAGGTCCAGCTTTCGAACCTATTTTTATACGAAATTTTGATGAATTTACTAACTTCTTTGGGGGTACGTCACCTGAGAAATTTATTAATACACAAATACCGAAGTATGAAGCTTCGTATATCGCAAAATCTTATTTACAACAATCTAATCAGTTGTTTGTCACAAGAATTTTGGGATTGTCAGGATATGACGCGGGACCATCTTGGTCTTTTAGAACAATCGCGAACGTAGATAAATCAACAGTTGGTTTTAAATGTTCTGGTTTTACATATGATTTATCATTATGTGCTGACGTATGTACAGGATATACAATATCACCATTTACTTTTACTTTTACAGGTTGTAATAGTAATATATCAACTGTTGAAGTATTTGGAGTACCAACATTAATCTCAAATAAAATAAATGATACTTACGAAACATTTAATGGTGGTACATCAAGACTTTTAGATGATATTCAATCACAATTATTTGATATTATAACAACACCGAGCACATCAGCAACATCAATAAATTATTATGGAACAATTTCAGGTTCTGATTATAACTCATTAAGTGCTTATACTTCGGAAAATAATGTTTATGGTATTGATAGTGTAAGTTCAACAAATGCTGATTATACTGATGCTAATAATGACCCTTGGTATTATTCTTTATTTGATAATACAAATGGTATATATAGTGGTTTCTCATTCTATAATGTTGTAACTAATTTAACTGCAACAACAACATCATCAAATTGTGCTTCTTTTTATTCATTCTCAGTTAGTTCAGCAACGGTTTCAAACACAGTTGGTAGTATAAATTATAATACTAACACAATTGATGTTGTATTACCATCTACCACATCAGCATCTAGTTTAAACACATTAACTGTTATGTTTAGTGCTTGTACTACGAATGTTAAAGTTGGTGGTGTTACACAACAAAGTTCAGGGTCAACACAAAATTTCTCAGCAGGAACTAAACAATACGTTTTAGTTTCACAAGATAGTGGAACAACTAATAATTGGACGGTTAATGTGATAATTGAAAATCCTTGTAATCCATCAACATTAAGTAATTCCGGTAATCAAAATACGGGTACAATAACAACTTGTTATAGTGGAACAGTAAGTGGTAAAATTTATACATATTCAGGTGTTTCATATACAGATTTTGATGATATGGTTATTGCAACACTTCGTTCAAGAGGTATTGCAACTTATGGTACAGGTAGTGATGGTCCGGTTTATGAAGTAACAGGAGCAACAGATGTTGCAATTAATTGTACAGCATCAACATATTCAAATATTGCTAAAAACCCATATTCAACATTTGGTCTTAACGTGACTGATTATGAAGGTAACACATTCTTCTTTGAAACATCATTTAGTGAATCAGACTCTAAATATTTACCTAAAGTATTTGGTTCTTCAAACTTTGCTAAACCAAGAACAACCGTTCCTGTATTTGTCGAAGAAAGATTCCAATCATTATTGAATTACGGATATAATAAAGGTTATATTAGAGGTTTAAATTGTAATTTATTAGATTTACCAAGAGCTGCAGGTGGTGATTCAAGTTCAATTGCTTACTACTTAGAAAGATATCAAACACCGGTATCTCCTTGGATTGTTTCTGAGGTTAGAGGTAACAAAGTATTTAACTTATTTAGATTTACAACAATATCAGATGGTAATGCTGCAAATACTGAAGTTAAAATATCTATTGCAAATATGTCTTTTGGTAATTTAACATTTGATGTGTTAGTTAGAGATTTCTACGATACAGATAATAACCCTGTTGTTATTGAGAAATTCACAAATTGTACTATGAACCCTAACGATAATTCGTTTGTGGCTAAAAAAATTGGTACAACTGATGGTGAGTATGAATTGAATTCAAAATACATTATGGTGGAAATGAATGAAGACGCACCTATTGACACATTACCTTGTGGATTCCAAGGATTTAAATTTAGACAATATGGTTCATCAAGGTCTCCATTCCCAATATATAAAACTAAATATGATTTTCCGGGTGAAGTTGTTTTTGACCCCCCATTTGGATTAAGTTCAGGTGGTAATGACGCTACGTTAAGTCCGGGAGATAATGTTCGTAGAACTTACTTAGGTATTTCAACAGGAAACGGTGCGGGATATGATGTTGATTTCTTCCAATATAAAGGAAAGCAAAAACCATTAAATTTATGTCTTAATAGTGATGCTGCAGAATGGATAACATTAACCAAAGGTTTCCATATGGATAAAAACGCAAGTGGTATTACAATATCAAACGCGTATAGTACAAGTGGAACTCCGGCATATTACGTTGGTGATACAACATTTACATCAGACCCAACAAGTGAAGCAAGTCCTTACTACAGAATATACTCACGTAAATTCTCATTATTAGTACAAGGTGGTTTTGACGGTTGGGATATCTATAGAGAATCAAGAACTAATACCGACACATTTAAGTTAGGTAGAAGAGGATTCTTAAACGGATACTGTCCGGATATTCAATATCCAACGGCTACAGGATGGGGAGCATTCAAGAAAATCACTGTTGGTAACAATAGTGTTGATTACGCAAATTCAGATTACTACGCTTACTTATTAGGACAACAAACATTCTCAAATCCTGAGGCGGTTAATATTAATTTATTTGTAACTCCGGGTATTGATTACTCAAATAACTCTGATTTAGTTGGAGATGCAATTGAGATGATTGAATTTAATAGAGCTGACTCATTATATATCTGTACAACGGCTGATAGTGATTTATTTATTCCAAGTCCTGACCCAAGTGCATTAATTTATCCACAAGAAGCGGTAAATATTTTAGAAGAAAGTGGTATTGACTCTAACTATACGGCAACCTACTACCCTTGGGTATTAACAAGAGATAGTGTAAATAACACTCAAATTTACTTACCACCAACTGCGGAAGTTGTTAGAAACTTAGCATTAACTGACAATATTGCGTTCCCTTGGTTCGCTGCGGCAGGTTACACAAGAGGTATAGTAAATGCGGTTAAAGCGAGAAAGAAACTAACTCAAGAAGATAGAGATACTCTTTACCAAGGTCGTCTTAATCCAATTGCTACTTTCTCTGATGTTGGAACGGTAATTTGGGGTAATAAAACTCTACAAGTTGCACAATCTGCTCTTGATAGAATCAACGTAAGAAGATTATTACTTCAAGCTCGTAAATTGATTTCGGCGGTATCTGTAAGGTTATTGTTTGAACAAAACGACCAAAAAGTAAGACAAGATTTCTTAGACGCGGTTAACCCTATCTTGGACGCTATCAGAAGAGACAGAGGTTTATATGATTTCCGAGTTACAGTATCGTCAGACACTGCTGATTTGGATAGAAATCAAATGACAGGTAAGATTTACATCAAACCAACCAAATCATTAGAATTTATAGACATAACGTTCTACATTACTCCAACCGGAGCATCATTTGAGAACATCTAATAAATTTTAAATAATTTTAAAACCCCCATTATAATTTTTAGTGGGGGTTTTTTTATTTTATAAGATATTTATAGATAATGTTAGGAAATATCCAAAATATTTATATCTTTGTATCCTAAAAAATTAAATTATGGTGAAAACTAAATTAAAAGAAGAAATTGACGATATTGGAACACCTAATGAAAAGTATTACGCTTTTGATTGGGACGACAATATAGTTACAATGCCAACTAAAATTTTGGTTGATGATGAAAATGGTGAGGTTGTTGGGATGTCTACCGAAGATTTTGCAACTTATAGAGATATAATAGGTAAAGAACCTTTTGAATTTGATGG